GAATTATCTGATTCTACTTCTAACTCTGTAGATGTATTAAATATAGAGTTTAGTTCACAATTAATTTTATCAAAGTCTTCATGAACCATAATATCATCTGATTCATTTATATTTTCAGTTTGGATGATAGTAATCTTTTCCTTTTTATTCCTTGTATTTTTCTGTTTACGTTGTATATTGGTCGAATTAGCAATATTGTAATCATCATCATCATCACCATCACCATCATCTATACTTTCATTATCATCAGAATATTGAATATCTTCGATATCAAAAAGAATATTTTTATTTTTATTAAAATATGGATTATTATACAAGTAGTCTATATCGTCAATTGCGTTATAATAAAAATCTTTTTTAATAGCATTAAAAGAACCATAAAAATTAAGACCATGAATAAAGTCATGACAGTTTAAAAGTTGACTTGATAAATATGAAAAAAATCCGTCAACATAAGCAGCATTATTTCTATCATTTGCCTTTAAATGCCCTTTTTTTTCAAGCTTTGATAATGTTGGAATATTCAAAACTTCTTCATCGATATTTAAATTTTCATATTTGCCTGACATATATTTAACAGGGTCTATTAAAGGGGAAAATTTAATAAAAATAGGTTTATGAATAATTGTTAAAGACTCTGAGGTACTTTTAAAAGCATCTACTACAGCTGCTTGTATGTTATTTCTATCAACAACTCCTGACAAAGCAGATACATAAAAACGTTGATTTAAATTTATAGAGCTATAGTTTGTATCATTTAAATTAAAATAATTTTCATATATGGGAATATAATTTTTACTATTAAATATACCAAGTTCGGATTCTTCTAAAGAAGCAAAGAATTCACGATTGTTAAGTTTTCTATAATTTAACGAAAATGTACTTTCTCCAAAAATAGGCTGGCTGTCACAAATCTCCATCGTCGATTACTTAATTATTTACATACATAATTTTATTATTTTTTAAACTAATAAAAAAATACTAAACATATAAAAAAATACTAAACATATCAAAACATACATATCAAAACATACATATCAAAACATACATATCAAAACATACATATCAAAACATAGATATCAAAACATACATATCAAAACATACATATGCGTTTGTAACAATTATATTTTTTAATATATAGTATAAATAAGTAAATATATATACATAATAAATGAGTGTAGGTTTAGAATTAGCAAAATTTGATATGAGGTCAATTAGTTTTAGACCTGATGAAAATAAAGGACCTGTTATTGTTCTTATTGGACGTCGTGACACAGGTAAGAGTTTTTTAGTAAAAGATTTAATGTATTATCACCAAGATATTCCAATTGGTACAGTTATATCAGGAACAGAAGCAGGGAATGGTTTTTTTGGTGAACATGTTCCTAAATTATTCATTCATGACGCATACAATACAGCAATTATAGAAAATATTTTAAAACGACAAAAGGCCGTATTAAAACAGATGAAAAAAGAGATTGACACATATAAAAGAAGCACAATTGACCCTCGAACATTTGTTGTATTAGATGACTGTCTTTTTGACAATAAGTGGACCAAAGACGTAATGATGCGTTTACTATTTATGAACGGAAGACACTGGAAGATCATGTTGGTAATTACAATGCAGTATCCTCTAGGTATTCCGCCTAACTTGCGAACAAATATTGACTATGTTTTTATTTTGCGTGAACCATATATTGGAAATCGTAAAAGAATATACGAGAACTACGCTGGTATGTTTCCCACATTTGAAAGTTTTTGCCAAGTGATGGACCAGTGTACGGAAAATTATGAATGCTTGGTAATTAATAATAATGCAAAGTCAAATAAACTACACGACCAAATATTTTGGTATAAAGCACAAACACATGGTCCGTTTAAATTGGGAGCAAAAGAATTCTGGGAAATGTCTAAGGATATTCACTCAGATGATGAAGAAGAACAATATGACCCGGCAAATATTAAACGCAAAGGTCAGGGTCCAAAAATTAAAGTCAATAAAAATAAATGGTAAAGTTTAATACCTAATATCAAATACTGATATAGTCATATTAAAAATATTTTATTTTAAAATAATGAAAACATAGTATCTATAATTTTATCTAAAACTTTATTTAAAGATTTAGTAGACTCCTCCGAGTCATTGCTTTCACTATAAGTACATCCTAGTGTTATACATGGTATATTAAAATAGTTTGAAAGTAAAATTGCTACATAAATACTCTCATTGCTTGTTAATATTTTATTAATACTATCGGTATTAAAAGTATTCTGTGTTGTTATATCAGCAATATTTGCTAGTTCTACTTTTGTAGTGTTGTAATTATTTATAGTAACTGTATCTTTTATTAGATATTTTGTTTTTTTGTATATATCGATAGTTTCAATATAGTTAGGAAATTCTCTATCGTTTTTATAATTTTTAAAGTCGTTATGTATAACTACCGATGTTAATTGAAAAATATTTTCAGGTTTCAAATAGTTACTATATATAATAGATAAATCTATAATACATGATGGTTTTAATTCGGTAATAATTTTTTTTAATTTTTCTAGCATAGATTTTTTATTCTTGTATTTACTAAAACTACCTCTTGTCAAAAAATAAAAATTATCATCATATACATAAATAACACCATTTAATAATTTCATTTTTATAGAATATTCCTTCATCATACCCAATGTAAACCTAATATTATTTTCAATATTTAAATTATCTATTATTATAAAAGCATTTTTAATATTTAATGACAGACTAGCATTATTAAATTTACGATGAAATGGTTTCTGATTTTTTAATAAATCTAATATCCATGTATTTTCCGATAGTTTCGCTGCTTTATGTGTATATATACTATTTATCCAATAATAATCTTTTCCATTTACGTTTGTAGGAGATGTTATTATCAGATTATCAACACCCAATACATCTATTGAATATTTTATATCATCAATAACTAGTTGTATATAAGTATATACTGGTTTTCCTGTATCGTTTTCAAAATAATAGTGATATCCGTTGGGTGTCTTTTCACAAACAGTATCTTTTGGTATTTTTTCAATTAAAAAATCTGCATTTTTAATGCCTTTCTTTGTATCAAAATCTAAAACGATATATTTGTCAGTAATCATACCAATTGCATTCTTATTTTTAAATTCAGTATGTTTTATATTTTTTAATTTTGAAAAATTCATTATATGTTTTTTTTTAAACTCTTCAAAATATATTATATTATAGTTCTTAACATTTAATCCCATGTCACGCAATTTATAAAAATCTGTTTTTAGTCTATACATATATAAAGCACTTGTTATCGCCCTATATAAGAGATATAAGCATATAATAATAGCAGCTAGAATGAAGAGTAAACAAACTAAACGAATAAATACGTTACTAGAGTTAAATGACTTAAAATAATTACTTACTACATATTGTTTTACCTTTCTATTCATACCAATTAATAACAAAATATTATATATTAGTGACATATAATATTTAACATATAATATTTAATAATTGATACCACGTATTTATGTATGTATGTATTTATGTATGTATTTATATACTTTAATTCTCAAAATGAGTTAACTTTGATAAACCGTGATCTGTTTTCGTATCAAGGACAACATTATCTGTCTCAAACATGCTCTTCTTAATATCCTCAACAGTTGCATTCTCATCCAATCCATCAAAGTTAGCAACATTTGAAATACCAACCAACTCCCCATCAGCATTAATCGTTTGCGTAAGTTTATTACCAGACTCCTCGGCTTTCTTCATATTATCTTCAATAGCCTTCTGTCTAGCTTCACGCACACGTTTCTCAAAATCTTGTTTTGCCGTATCTTCATTCTTCTTTTTATCAGACATAAGCTGATTAAGTGTCTCCTCCATGTACTCGACGCGTCCTGTCTTGTATGCCTCTGGGTGGAAAGGAACCCACATACCGACTTGTCCTACATAAATATCATGGTTAGGGTCAACCTCACGCAGCAATTTACAACGAAGTTCTGCCTCGCCTTGTGTAGCAAAAACACCTCGAACTTTGAGACCTCGTGTTGATGTCTGAAATTCGTGTTTCTCGCCGAATTTCTGTTCAAGTTCCTCCTCATTGTTGTCCAAAAATGTTTTATAGTCGTCGCTAACTAGGGTTGCTGATGCGGCGCGAATAGTTTCACCCTCTTCCTTTGTAAACTCTTGAAAATCAGCTGTCAATTTATCGAAAGAAAGAGAATACTTAAATGAGACGAAATTAAGAAACTGTGTAAATTTTTCCATGGATTTTTTATAGTCCCACTGCTTGACGAACTGCTCAAATAAAAATTGCTCTTTCTGTTTAATAATATGTTCTGGTGAAACGAATGAAAGACATACAAACTTTTGCCCAGCAATAGGTTTATCTTCCTCTAAAAGATCGGCATATTTGGGATTTTCTTTTCCATCAGGTAAATATTTAGGAGTAACTCCCTTTGGCAAATTATTTGGTTGAGACATTATATTATTTTATACAATATATTTTAATAATAATTTTAAGTTAGTTTAATCATTTATTAATTTATGTAGTTTTACATTATTGTTTTTAATATTTTAATTGTGTTAAAACAATTATACATGTTTAAGAATATATAAAATATAAAATATAAAATATCTAAATATCTAAATATCTAAATATATCGAATATTACATAATATTTTTTTCTACATTATATTTATAATGTACGGAACACTTGATTTTGGTGAGCTTTTTAAGCGCTTTATTAAGTATATTATCGAAGGTCTTTGTGTCGCGATAGTTGCTTACTCTATACCATCACGCTCTCTTAAACTGGACGAAATAGCATTGATTTCTCTTGTAGCCGCTGCTACATTTGCTATACTTGATGTTTATGTCCCCACTTTAGCCGTTTCTGCTAGAACAGGTGCTGGTTTCGGTATCGGTGCTAACCTTGTTGGCTTTCCCACTCCTCTGAAGCTTTAAATTTTAAGTTAAGATAAAGGCGATTATTTAAGGGTTTGGTATTTACTATTTAATATTCATTATTTAAATAGTAAATAATTATTACTTACATGTATAAAATATTATTCTGTCTTTATTATAACAATATCCATGAGTAGTAGTGATACTGATGATAGTGATATTAGTCAAAGTATTGGTATGAGGAGGAGAAGTCTTAGTAGTAGTCCTAGACCTCCTCCTCCTCCCCCTCCTCATCCTAAGGTGTTGGCACAAATATATAAAAAAATTGATGATCGCCATTATGAAACGTGGGATGGAGAACGAGGTGAGGGTATTTTTGCATGTGTTCGATTTGACAAAGAATGGGTGAAACGACAGGTGTATAGTAATTGTGGCGATATGCTTAAAAAGAATATTAGATTCTGGGATATTGGAGATTTTCCGTTGTTAGACCTTACAACTACTCAAAAAGGTTATTATGGTCCAACGACTATTGGAAACTATTTAACCTTACCTAGATCATCTAGCCATCATGGACAGCCTCTTGCGTTAAGTGAATGTTGGCGCAATGTAACAGATTTATTAAAAAAATTTATGGATAAAAAAAAAATTTATATGTTCCACCCAAGATCCGGTGTACAAATTGTGGCAACTAGCCATTTTGTTGTTCCAGATCGATATAAACCTTCATTATGGTTAGATATTACTGATATTAAACATGAATTACCAAATTTTTACCTGGATTTTTTTACAACAAATCCTTCTTTTCACGAACCTATAAGACGTCTTGATAAATCAGAGTTGGATAACACCAAACTATATGAAGTACTTGAAAATTATTTACCTAATCCTGTTAAAAGAAGTATGATTATCGGTATGGGGGTGAAATCACTAGTCGAAACAGGTGAACCTCCATTTAAACATCAAAAACTAGGAGGTGGTCAACATGCAGGCAAAAGCCGTCGAAGAGTAAAACGAAGATTTAAAAGAAAAACAATAAAACGAAAATTTAAAAAGAGATAAAGACAAAATGTATAAAATAATGGTTTAGATTAATACATTTTTATTTTATTATTATATTATATAATGAAAATAAGTAGACGTCGTAGATACACTAAGTGTGTTAAACATACACGAAATACTAAACATGGAAGAGGCAAACAATATAATACTAAACGAAAATATCGTAAATATTCGCGTAAATTAAAATATAAAAGTCGTCTACAAAAGGGTGGGATGCTTAGGACACCGCTTTTGTCTGCGCCTGAGCCTCCTAGTCAGCTTGCGCCTGATCTTCCTAGTCAGCCTGAGCCTTCTCAATTTGAATTTCCAGTTCCGGATCATTATACAGACTTAGTTAAAAACACTCAACGTAATATGACTGTTTCTTCGGATTATAGAATTTATACTTTTAAAAATACTTCTGGCGAGTATCCAGTATTTAAAAGTTCTAGTGAAGAAGGAGCAAGAGTAATGAACTTAAATTTTAAAAAAAGCGAAGGAAGTACGTTTAGAAGTAAAGATAAAATATTAAATAAACCATTTAATTGGCGTATAACATTAAAAGAAATTAAGAAAAGAATAATAGATGATATATCATATATGTATATATATAGTATTGAGTTACGTCGCCGTTCTGATAAAGAACCAAGACCAATTATTACTCTTAAAACTGATGTATATGTGGTTATAACCCATTCTTCAAGATCTGTCGATCCATTCGATCCAAGCCGAATATTTATAGGAAATGGTACTGAACATTCTACTGGTAGTTCTACTGGTACACAAAG